GCCCGGATTGATTGGCATATTTTTAATTGGATCAAGTTTATCAACAGCATCAGTAGCCAATTTTAATAAACCATTCATTTCATGTAATTGTTTAATATAATCATCAACCTGTTGTCTAAGAACATTTACTTTAGGTTGAAAGATATTTATAGCAACTTGATCAGTTCCAGCAGTATTTAGATTGTTCGTCATTTTATCTAGTTCTGCTTGTGCAGCTTTATATTTTACCATTACTTCTTCAATATTAGCAGTCAATTCAAGTTTTGTCATACCAGCCATAAATAAATCAGTGCTTGGTTGAGTTTCAACCACTTCAAAGAATTTATTCAAAAGAGGTAAAATCTCTTTCAAGGTTTTGCTTAGACCTGTCTCTAATCGATTTTGAATTTTAGCAATATTTTCATTAAATTTATTTGCTGAATTTGCAAAATCAGCATCAATCGTTTCTTTGAATTTTAGAACTCCTTCAGAACCTGCGTTCAACATTGGGATCAATTCATCCCCAGACTTTCCAAGTAATTTAACAGCCGTTGCAGATTTTAATGCTCCATCTTCCATCGTCGTGAAACGATCTCCGATGTCCATCATAACATCGCCAGTGTCTCGCAGATTGCCTTGCGAGTCAGTGAATGAAACATTCAAAGCATCAAAAATAGCAAGCATTTCCCGATTGCCAGCGGAGGCTTGAAGCATGTTTGATGATAGTTTTTTTAAGCCGATAGCAACAGCATCAATGCTAGTACCTGAATTTTCTGCGACTTGTGAAAATTGAGATAATGTTTCAACCGCTACACCAGTTTTTTGACTGATATTTTTGAAGCCGTCTGCTTTGTCGATTAGATTTTTCATAGCGGAAGCGGCCTGTTGTAACGACAGGCCAACTCCCAATGCTCCGATTATTCTGCCAAAGTTTGCACCAATGACTGACATACCAGACATTGTGCCTTGCAGTTTTTGAAATACAGCCGATGCGTTGTCTTGTGCTGTAATCCGATAATTGATCGTTTCATTTCCGACTGCCATCTGTTTTCTCCGAAATGATCGTCAAATACGCTATCCAACCCAAGAACTCGGAAACTTCCATTTCCAAAATCTCAGCAGCCGTCTTATGTAACCGATCCGCTAATGCGTAAACAGCGAACGCATCGGGATCGGTCTTTAGTTTTTTACAAGGTCATCCACGTTTGGCTGTGAAATCATCTCGTTTGAAATGCGAACGATAACATCAGGTGAAACGCTGTTCATCAAATCTCGTTTGTGTTCGAGCGTGAAGATCGGATCACCTTTATCGTCTTTCGCCTTTAGAATAATGCAATCAACCAGAACCTTCAAAGACTGCTCTTGCGAACCTTTGAAGATTCTATCCTTCTCAGCTAGGGTGAATGGCGTTGAATAGATAATCAACGGAACTCCATTCTCACCCCATTCAGGCACTTCAATCCTTGTAACCGTCTGATTTTTGAAATGTGCTTTTGCTCTTTCAAGGATATTCGACATTTATTTCCCTTATGCCAATGTTGATAATGTTAGAGTGCCTGTACCTTGGAACGAGAATGTTGCTTCGACCATTCCGTCAAATGCAGCAGAACGCTCAATGCTCGTTACAATCACTGTGCCAGTATAATACTTTTCAGACTGAGCAGCGGTATTTCCTTCTGGAAACAGATTCAGCGTTACGCTTGCACCAACAGTTAATGCTCCCTGTGCTGATTCTGTCTCATCCCAATAACACACAACCGAACCCGTCCAGCTTTTCATACCAGTTTTGTATGTGCGATAGGAATCGCCCATGACAGAATCCTCAATCGTGTCTCCCGTTTCTGTGAGAGTGTAAGACCGAGTTTCTGCCATCGTATATGTGCCGATCTTAACGACACCTTCTGAACCTGTATGATTTGCCATCTTGAATGATCCTTATGCCGCAGTGCCAGTCGTCAAGGAACCAGTTCCTTGGAACGCATATGTCGCCTCAACCATGCCATCAAACGCAGCCGACCGCTCAACACTCGTTACAAGAGCAGAGCCGTAATAGTAAGTATCGCCAGTCTGGTTGCCCTCAGCATAGAACTTGATCGTGATGCTTGAGCCAACAGTGAAAGTTCCCTGACCAGTGGTATCAGTCTCGTCCCAATATGCAACAACTGAACCTGTCCACATTTTCATACCAGCTTTATAAGTCCGATATGAATCACCCATAACACTATCTTCAATAGTATCGCCTGTCTCTGTAAGCGTCCACGACCGCACTTCTGCAACCGCATTAGTACCGCTGTGAATGACGCCTTCGCTGCCTGTATGGTTAGCCATTTAGTTTTCTCCTCAAGCTGGTGACTCAGATTCGGTTTCAGTTGTTCGATAAGTGACCTGAAACGTCATCTTCACCGAGCCAACAGGTTGTTCGCCTGACGCATTATAATCTATTTCCGTTCCCGTCAAAACCGTATCTTTTGCGAGGTTGTTGCAAGTAGGATCGGCTAAAATAGCTTCTTCAACGTCCTTGGCAATCGCGTCCAAACTATCGTCTAATCCGCTTGTCCCGTTAACCATTCCTTCAAGCCCAAAATCAACACGGCGAATGATCTTCCTTGGTCTGGACATCGTTTCTGGTTCAGAGGTTTCAGATACCGTGTAGACGAGCAATGTCGGGAGCGAGACTGAAGCGACTGGATACAATCTGGTCTGGTAAACCCGCGATCCTGTGCTGGTCAAATTTGACACATTCGTAATGATGCGATCTCTGATTTGCTTTCTGAGATGAGACATTACTGCTTCTCCAGAATCAGGGTTGTCATGCCAGTACCGTCTGACTGAACAACGCGAACTTTATATGTCGATGCGTTGATTACCGCAGTATCATTATATCCTGCTGTGGCTGGCAATGAGGATGTTGTGCATACAAATCTCGGTTGCGTCGAGACAAAGCCGACATTGGTATTTGCGTCCGCTTCAAAATATTCGTTGTCGAATATCCCAACCACAGATGAAACGCCGCCAGCTACCAGAGTGTATGTAGCAGTCGTGCCAAAATCTGTCGTATTGATCATAAAGAGTCGATCAGCTTCCGTCTCAACAGCCATTATTCACCTTTAGGCGTTCTGCCTCTGCGTTTCGTGAACTCAGGAGCCTCACTGAGGCCGATTGAGCGATCTGAGACTTCCTGATCAACCTCAACGATAGCCGACTTCTTGGCCCGTCCCATGTTGATCAAATCCTGTGCTTCACGATCATTCAATTCGATGATTGTACCAGCATCACAGAAATCACCTTTTACAAATGTTGCCGATGTCATTTCGATCTTCATTGCCACTTCTCCATCATTGGCCCAGACATAAACTTGATCCGCTCTGGATATTTCAGATGAGTGCGAACCAAATCCCAAATCCGTATATCATTCTGATATGCGTTTGCTTTGAAATCTTCATCCACAGGTGAGTGCCAATATCGACGCTTCTGTGCATAGCAATCAAAGCCGCATACCTTGATTTCGTTATATCCTAAAAACTCCGCAATCCAAAGTGCAGCTGCACCAGATAATCCGTAGTCAGGACAAACACCTGACCAAACCATCTTTGGATGATCGATCTTGTGGTGAGATACTTTTAAGCATGGATGATCTTTGACTAATTCCCACATAGCAGCATCAAGGAACACAACAAAATCTAAAGGCAGTAGCAATGCGTGTTGGTTGACTCCGATTAAGTCTATATCCTCTGGCAATCGATAAATGTCTTGGAGCAGTGATGGCCCACCACCGAGGATTGCAACCGAGCGTCCTGATCTTGAGTTTTCGATCTGTCGAATATCTATCATTTTGATTCCGAATTAATTTGTGAACGATTCCAATAGCACATTACATAATTCGGAGATCATAGCCAAGTTACCGAATTAATTTGCCGAATTAAATTTAATAAAAATAATTTATAAAATATCATTTTTTTTGTTTACACGATCTGAGAAACTGTATAATTTGATTATAGCGAAACAAGCAAACGGAGATACAAAATGTCTAGCACAGAAAAAAAAGTAACAGTTAGAGCAAACGGAAAATGCCACCCAGCACTTCTTCTTAGCGGAAATTATCTTATGCTAGTATGTTCTTGCCCCGGCTCTCAAAATGGCAAACTAGCAAAAACTGCAAAGATTGTTTGCGATGGTTTTGAAGAAGCAAATTGCAGAATATAAAAACAGGTGGCTTCGGCCCCCAATTACTTTTACTAGATGGAGAAACAAAATGACACAATATGCAATCAATCAGAACTCGCCTTGCAAAGATGGTTTCATAATCATCGACCGCCCTCATCAAAAGCCAACTGAAATCTGGTACTGTTGGGATGAAGCTGATTTTATAAAACGTGTAAATCAATGGGCTAGAACACTTATGAATTCAGAACAATACGATCTTGATACATTTGATGGATGCTTTGATTATCACAGACACGATTTGTCAACTTCAACAATAATTAGG